TGAGGACAGGCTTCATGCCTGATGAACTCACTCTCTTCCATTAGCTACCTCTCCTAAGATATAGTCAGAGACAATACGCATCTGCTTTGCGATAGCCTTGGCTACAGGGTTAGGGTAGGTGAGCGTATCACCTGCTATCTCAAGCCCAATGTCACGCCAATCTGTGGCAGCATTGAACTCTTGGTCATCGACAAAGACAGACAGTACTAGTCCCTTCTCTGTCATCTCAGCATTGATGTCTACCTCAGACACCAACTCTTCTTGTATCTCAATCAGACTCATCTAGCCACTCCTTAGGTATAGTTCCTTCTGCCCAATGGAAACCATTACGGTCTGCCCACTCAGCACATGTCATCTTACTTCCGTCTTTCCTTTTCTTAGCTCCCTGTATAGTAGCACTAGACTTCTGGAATACAAAGCGTATGTCCATGTCGGGGTACTGTGCCTTGATAGCTTTCATCTTACGCTGGCTATCCTGCCTGAAGTACCCCTTCAGTTCTACTATCATGTCACCTACTGCTAGGTCAGGGATGTAGTGACGTTCCACAAAGTATGGTAACTTACTTGGTTCATACTCATATGAAATGTCACGTACATCTAAATCAGAAAGAACGGCCTCTTCAAAAGTCCCCTTCATCTGAGCTTCCTGTAGGTAGGTTATCATCCAGCATGTCCATAGCACTGCTCTCTTGGGTGTTGTCTTTGGCTACTGCTTCGGCAACATAGCCATCCTCTTCATCCAATAGTGACATAGCTGTTGGTCTACCTTCTTCTAACTTGATAACCTGTAGGGCTACTAGTCGTAGTGATGTACCCACTGTCTTAGAGCTTGGCATGTAGTATGGGTAAGGGTCAATGATTGCCTTTACTACAGAGCCATTACCAATCAGGATACTAGGGTCAATGGGTTGCTTCTTAGCATCCAGTACCATAGGACGCTGGCGTACATCTACCCCATCCTTCTTACGTACTGCTGCCAGCTTGGTCTTGAAGAACATATTACCTGTAGGATTACCGTCCCTGTCGTAGTGTTCCTTGTTGTTAGTCGCAATGGACAGGCTAGCACGTAGAGCATTACGCTTGTTCTCTGGTGCTTCCTTGACAGTTTGTTCTAGCTTCTGTTTAGCTAGTACTTCTAACTGTTCACATAGTACTGTTGCTTCTGCTTCTGACATGATGATGTTAGCTGAGTATTCACCATGTGGTTTAACAAACTTAGTGTCAGGCTCATGTACTTTAGCCCACTCAACTGTACCTTCTAGTTTAATGTTTGGCATATTAACTCCTTCTGCCTATTCTGTTTTGCCGATTGGCTAGGTTGTAACTTTAGAAATCATGCAAAGAAATAATCTGATTTCAAAACGTCACGTAGGTTTAGGCTACCACTAGCAGGTGGTTCAGGCACATCCTGAGTACCTAGTGTAGTGATAGCATGTTGTCTCAACTGTGTCAAGACATCATTCTCTTCATACATATTAACAAACTCTTCACGTAGTACCTCTGACATCAGGGGCATCATGCTACTGTGTGTACCGTAGCTATCATGCACCATAGCATAGTCATGGATGCCTAGCTTGTAGGCTTTGTTAATAGTCTTGGTCATTGCCGCAGCATCTAGACTGTGGATAAAGTTAGGTGATGCACCTAGCCCTGTCCTTCGCCTGTTCACTGAGTCTTCCTTGTCCTTAGGAAAGGATAGTGATACTACCTCGCCATTGATGTGTGTCTTGATACGCTTCTGCTGTGTCTCACTGTACTGCTGTAAGACTATCCAGCCTGTAGGTGTAACCCATTCCATGTGCTGTCCTCTCTCAGCATACACATCTGCTACAGTCTTAACGTAGTCCATCACCTTACGTGCTGATACAATCACCTCACTGATGGCATCCCACACATGACCTGCTAAGTAATTACTAGCCTCAAACAAGTCATCACCAAAGGGATTGCTTGCACCCTCTTTAATCTTATCACCTATCGCTTCCTGTATGTAGGTTCTGCATGAATGTCTTGTGCCTGAGTAGGGTACAATCATAACAGGACGCTTGGTTAGCTTCCTATCAATACCAAACTCTAAACATTTACGTGCTAGCTCTGAACCATCTGCCCTAACGCTGGCTGTTGCGGCCTCTGCTACCTGCCAGTAGATGTCCTGAGGTAGGTTACTAGGTACTAGGTTAGTAGCCAGCCCACCTGCTTGGTCCTTGAGGATAGCAGACAGGTGTTGTAGTCCATTGCATGACCCATCGGCAGCACATGGTAGTCGTGTCTCAAAACCCCATCCCTGTCTGACCAGCCCTGCCATCTCATAACACCAGCCTAAGAATTGATAAGGCTTGTCTGCTTCCAGCCATACTTGATTATCGTATGGGTTGTCAGCAATTCTCTGTGCCTCATCTGCAAAGTCCCAAGCCCATGTCTCTCTGTCATTCAGTGATACCTTGTCGTTACCATACAGGTTAGCACCATGAATACACAACCACCTAGCATCATCCCAATTATTGATGGGCATGGGATAGCCAAACTCTAGCAGTGATTTGGACCAGTCAGCAGATTGAGGTGACAGGAATGTACTGCTTGCATACTTACGTGAACGAAAATCATTCTGCCATACGTAATAGAACCTGTCATACCCTGCGTACTGTTCAGCTATGTTAAGTGTACGCTCTACCTGTATCCTCTTACTGATAGTGCGGTTGTTCTGTGAGTAGATGGTGTTACGCTTACGTGACCATGTTCTAAACTCCTGCTTCTCCTCTTCGTTCATGTCCTTCGGGTCTTTACTGAATGGGTAGACTGGTAGTGGTGTGTCCTCTCTTGCTGGTAGCTTACCCCACTCCTGTCCGTTGTCCCATAGCTGGCGTAGTACTGTCAGTACGTTGTTATTGATACGCCATTCAGTGTCCTGTAGTGTGTTGAGACAGGCATACTCTTGTGTTAAGTCTTGGTCTGATAGTCTGTTTAAGTGTACCTTCAAACTCATTTGCGCCTCACTATAGGTAGTTCATCTATGTCATGTCCATGATACCCACCACCCTTGATACTGGTCCACCTCTTAGGTGGTATCACACAGGGTAGGTAGCGTGGCCTTGATGTTTCTATGTACTGATTGAAAGCTGCAATCCACTCGACTGTCTCCTCACTAGGTACTACATAGGTAGCCCTTCGCTTACGTTCAGTCTGTTGAGTGTCTAGCTTGATGATACCTGTAGTCTGTATGATGATGTCTACCATCTTAAATCCTACATGCACACGCTCTGACTTCTCCCATTCAGTGTCCTTGTATCCATCCTTGTTCATCTTGTTAGTAAGTCCATAGCGTCTAGCACCATAGGCTTTCTTCATTGCTTGCTTGATAGTGTTACGTGCTATGTCTCCCTCGCTGTGTATCCACCTGTCTAGTCTGTCCTGTATCTCTATGTTAGCACCCATAGTACGGGCTACATAGAGCAGGGTATTCTTTCTACTGATGCTATCTACTAGTGATACCACTGATAGATAGGCTACTTGTTCTGCATCCATCTCTCGCACACGCTTGAACGTAATGTCCCTTGATGGATTGCTTGGGTGTGATAGGTACTCTCTTAGTCCTTCCGCTACTGTGCCTACCACCTTCGATACTATGGCTCTACCATGAGCCGTGTTAGATTCCATGCCCTTGTCTACTGACCTGTCTCTTGCCCTTCTGAACCGTTGGATACCACCTGTTAGCATCTCTGTCTCTAGCTCAAGCTGGTGCTGGAATAGGTCATCGTCTGTTTCTAAAGTTACATCCAAGAGTAAGACCCCCTTTACTATATACTATAGGATAGTTATTAAAGGTAGTACTACCACTGACCCCAACATAAAAGTTACTAGGTAGAGAGTGTACTCCTCGCTGTTAGTTACTGCTGATACTAAACCTAATAACATCAGACATACTATTACTACTATTGATACAATCATTCATCACCATATGTTTCTAGCATCCACTGCTTGTGAGGTGTTGTTACTTCATACTCTTCTGGTACTGGCTCAGTCCACTCAGCTAGACAGTCAGGGCAGAACCATTCTACCATACCATCTACTGCTATGAGTGCTTCTGCTTCACCCTTACCACAGTACCCACATCTCTTGAACCTCATGTTTAATACCCATCCTCATCAAAATCATCGCCTTTATCATAATTCAGCTCCCTATCATCACAATTTACCAGCAAGCCTTCTACTACTAGGGTCTTTGTATCTTCTATTGTACGGAAAGGTTCTTCCTTACGAAAGTCATACTCATAAGCATAGACTGTCCATCTTACTCGTTCAAAAGTAGGCTTACCATTAGCATCTCTGTCTACTACTTCCCATACCTTGTCGTACCTAAGATTGTACATCATCTGCCACCTATTACGGAACACTGCTGCATTAAACTCTGAAGCAACAGACCAGAAAGAAGCTAACACTTTTCCTTCAAAAGGTTTTGCCTGTCTCTTCAATACTTCTTTAAAGATAATAGATGTTAGAATTTCTTTCTCTGTTGCTGAAAATGATATAGTCACTTGCTTACTCCCTTCGTTATGTAGTGTGCTATGTTACTGCCAGCACCGTTAGCTATACGTTCATTATAGTATTCGTACATCGTGTACAGATTAGGATTAACATATTCTTCCTGCCATTGCAA